TGGGTGTACAAAACATCTTTAACTCAATTTGAGACCAAACGATTAGATCTGACAAAAGCCAAAAATTCTAGCATTTTAACGTGTGCTTAACACGGTTTTTCCCAACGTGATCATGGTACTAAACAACTTCGAAAAGGACACTACCACCAACGGTAGAATTTCCAGTTGAAAAGGTATTCAATTGAACAACTGTAATTACATCAGTTCCATTACACGAAACTAATGCCTGAACATTAGTTGTCCAAGATCCATAAGCTCCGGATGGTAAAACAAACCAAGACCGGGCATTTGGCACAACCTCCACTCCATTCTTCTGGATCTGAGTTTGAAACCCAGTTCCATTACCAGAATTAGAGCTAACAACTAGAGCTGTCACCTCATAAGTTCCAACAGGGGGGACGAGAGACCCACTAGTATTCACAATAGCTAGTGGATTTTTAAAACCGTCCGCAGCTGTGACATCAGCAAACTTGATAGTATACGGTGTAGCAGTCGTTACTGCTTCAGCGGCATTCGCAACAAATTGTGAAATTTGGAACTGAGGAGGGGGAGTGGTTGAAGTTTCAAGAACAGGATTTGTCAAAAGACAGCGCCCTGTAACGCGAATTTCACCAATCTGATTGGTATTTGCTTGACCACTTGTCCAAAAAAAGAACTGGGCACTATCATACAGGTGTGGATCAGCACCACCAGGTATGAGACCATTAGGTCGTACGAAGTGTAACTGTTTAGTTGACGACTCCATAAATGGTTTCTTCAAGCAAAGAGATGTAGCTTTAGCAGTTTCAACAACAGGACTATGAAAAAAAACTTCAGCGATCTGTTGAGAACTAGGAGGTGCTTGCAACGCATCATCCGTAGCAGATATCCCAACAAACCCTTGGGCGCCAACGGTAGCAAAAACACTTGCCGAAGGCTTATACTCCAAGCACAAATCTTCAAATTCATATCGCTCATAATTTCCAGCGACTCTTGAAAGAAAAGGAAATAAAGTAGCATTTCCGGGATTAACCGCAAATGTGAACTGTGTAAATGCAACAGTACCATTGACAAGCTGAACTTGCTCATCAATAGGAACGGTAAAACGCCTCTGGTTATTAGACACCGGAAGGTTTCTCGTTCTCATTCCTTTTCCACCACGATTCCTTCGAGAACGATTTCTCTTAGGACCAGGAGCCATATTGACTCTTGGGGCCAGTTTCCCAGCTCTTCCCTTTTGGGCACGTCGCCGTTTCCTTCCAGCACTCTTCTGGGCATTGGAAACGACTGAGGCTCTTTCGGCCGCCTTTAAAGCCATAAACTGTTTTTTAGATAAACTCATCAAAAATCTTTTAAACCGAGCCGGTTTACAGGACTCCTCAATAAAGATAATGATGGAAAACTATTCCTTTACAATCTAGAAATCAACAAGAAGCTCCGGGAGAAAAAGGCTCCCAAAACTACCACTTGCCGACTCGCATCCAGTAAAAAACGCATCTATATCGTGCACGCTAGGTGTACCAACAAACGCATAAGCTGCAATGCTTGGGTCTTCTAAATTGTTTCGAACTAAATCACTCGAAACTAGAGCTCTATAAGCCTCATGAAAGATATCGAACTTATCTGAAGGTCGACTCATAACCATAAGGGTAAAAGCTTTTCCAAGATGTTGAGAAAGTGTTAATTGATCACTTTCATAGATCATGGTTGTAGCAAGTCTTTCAACATCATACAACGGATACCACAATCCAGACGGCATCCTCTTAAAAGAGGCACCTAAGAAACTCAGTGTATGCAAATCAGCATCCAAACCACCAAAAAAGAACTTTAACTTAAGTCCATAGTTTCCAAGGTGTTCTGCTAAAAATTCAGGGTCAGTCATTAAACTAAACTCCTCATCTACAGCAAAAACGTTATCATCTCCATACAAATTAACTAGTTGATCACGTACAAGTGAAAAAGAAGGATTTTCGCCATTCTTGCGCTTATAGGCAGCAAAAAGTCCAGCGGCAAATATTATCACATGACCAAAAATATTATCTCTGGTAGTACAACCAGAACCAGAAGCATTTCCATAGTCTTTCAAAATGACATTACCATTACGCAATTTCAGCATAAACTCACATGTATTGTCAATAGTCCATAAAAACTCATCCCAG